CAGTAAGCTACAGGCATTCACGCCAGGAGCGAAAGAGTCCACTGCGGACCCGACGTTCATGGCTGAAGAAGGAAAACTACCATCCGAAAGGAAGGAGGACTAGAAAGTGGCTTCGATTGAGATTCACTCGGTCCAGACGGTTTCTGGTAACCAACCACGTATTCGTCGGTTGGCAGAAGCAGCTGGCCAAACGTTTCTATCCGGAACGCCTCTTGCTCTAAACGCCTCAGGTTTCGTAATCGCCTGGGTCGTTAACACACAAGGTCCGGGTCAGGGCGGTTTGATTGGTTTCGCAAAGGAGTTCGGGGCTAACCTCGCTGTTGCTGGTGTTGCTGCACAACAGACGTTTGGTTCTGTACCGAATGAATCTGCCGCAGTAAACATCTCGCGTCCATTCTTTAATGATGGACGTACAGGTGTTGAAACGGCTGACCTCGACACCGTCTTTCTAGCTCAAGTCGGCCCGGCTCAAACTGCATTGCAATCCGATGTTGGAAAGCAATACGGTTTAACCATCGACACTGACAATCACTGGTTTGTTGATAAGACGAAGACGACCGCGGGTACGAACACCGAATGCACCATCGTCAGACTCGACCCCAACGACCAGTCCGCAACGCCGCGTGGCGTATATATCCGTATGCTGGCATCAGCAATAGCGCCGGTGGCGTAAGGAGAACTGACGACAATGACAATGGTAAGAGGGCAGTTCTCACAACTACAGGCTCCGGGTTTACATGCGGAGTTTGTTCATTGGGTTGATACGCTTCAACGTGAAGAAGAATTCTCTCACATTCTTCACGTCGAACCGTCCGATAAGGCGTTCGAAGACGAGGTCGAGTTTGCAGGCCTTCCTCCGATGCCAGAAAAACCTGAAGGCGAAGCGACGATTTATCAAGACGCCATTCAGGGCGGCACGAAGCGTTACATCAACTTCACGTATGCGATGGGCGTTCGCTCCTCCTTTGAACTGTATGAAGATGACCAATACGGCATTATCATGCAAGTCCCAAAGGCGTTGGCTCGCTCGGCGCATTTCACAAAAGAACAGAACGCTTGGAATCTCTTTAACCTCGGCTTCACCACGCAGGTTACTGCGGATGGCGTTTCGCTCTTTAACAATCAACATCCTCTTCTCGGAGGCACCGCTGCGACGACTGTAGGGCCGGGTCTGACGAACATCATCAGCGCCGCGGGTACCTATCCGAATCGTCCGGCGACTGATGTTGATATTTCCTTCACGGCGATTCAGTTGATGGTCAATATGTTTGAGAGGTTGGTTGACTCTCAGGGTTTGCCTATCTCCGTGAAGCCGCGTTATCTCGTTATCCCGCCTGAATTGAAGTGGATTGCGCGCGAAGTTTTGGGTTCGCCGCACAAGCCCTATACGGCAGATAATGAAATCAACGCACTTATCAAAGAAGACCTGCAATACTTTGTGTCGCATTATCTAACGTCACAAAGTGCTTGGTTTGCAGTGACGGAGAAGGAAGGTCATTGGTTGAAGTTCCTCGTTCGGCGCGAACTGGACGAAGATTTCTCCGATGATTTTGACACGTTCTCTATCAAGCAACTCTCCAGAATGCGTTTCGCTTTCGGCGCAACGACCTGGATTGGAACTTGGGGCAGCAACGGGCCGTAGTAGTTAAGGGGGATAGATGGTTATTTATCTCTGTTTGTTCGTGTGCATCTTGGGAGGAGTTCTATATCTTGTTCTTCTCCCACCTCCTACCGGTGCTAAAGTAGCAGAGCTTGGAAGGCTGGCTTTTGTAGTTGGTCTTCTAGTCTTTTTACTACTTGTGACTGGTAGTCGTTCTATTAGTCTTGGTCACTAAAGATGCCTCGTCAAAGCCATTCCGGGAAGGGAATAGCGCCGTGGCATCGTTGTGACCGATGCGGGTGGGATTATCGCGTAACGGAGTTACAGCGTCAACTTGGTTTGATACTGTGTCAAAGTTGCGTAGATAATCCTATCGCATGGGTTAGGCCCCTGATTATTCAGGACGTTTTAAACGCTACTCAAGAGCAAGAACTTCGTGTAGCAGATATTCTTAAAGACAACATGGCGGATGACATAACGAGTCTTTCATCGTAAGTGTTCAGTAGTCGAACAGTAAAACGTCTTTAGTCGTTTCGCCAGAAACGCAACTCAAAGGAGAGTTAGACAAATGCCACACACGCAATCAAGATACATGCAGGATTTGGGTTTCACGGACGGGCGTATTTTCTGCGGTCCTGGGGACATTGTTTGGGACGTTGCTGCTCAAGCAGCTATCGCCCGCACTGCGGCGGGTCAGTGGTCAATCGCGCATACCGTCGCCGCGAATACGACGAACTTCGCCGTGAATGTTACGCAAGCAATCTTGCGTCGTTTGGGATTCTTTGAAGACCTTCAAGAACAATTTGGTGGTACTGGTATCCCCGCATCGGCCCAGCCGCAATTTTATCGTCCTGACCAAATTGGTTCTATGAACACAGGTCAACAGTTGCAGCCGCGAACTGCGTTAAAGGTTAAGGGTTTTAAACTCTTATCCTTTGACGTTATGTATTCCATCACCACGCTGGCTTTGACTGCTCATACTGCGCGTGTTGACCAAACTGTGTATGTGAACAACGTCGCCCCTGCTACTACAGTAGTTCTCGCAAGCGGCGCTAATGGTCTTCAAACGGCCGTTCAAGCGAATCCGTATGTAACCAACATACCACTAGCTGCGAACCAACAGATTTACCGCACTCTCACAGACACCGCGTTGTGGATTGAAGTCGCCGCAAACGCACAGGCAACGACTGTTTATAATCTTATCGGGATTGAATGCTTGCTCGAATTTAACTTTAATTAAAACAGGGGAACAAATGCACTTTGACTTTAATATTGGTATAAGTCAGGTAGTGAATTTCGTTCTTCTAATTGGAACAATCATTCGAGTAGAGCAATGGGGTCGTCGGTTTTTAGTTGAGCATGAAATTCTCATTCGTGATTACTGTAAGCGGAATGACATAGATTTGGACGACCTTCCGACAAGGGGTAACTAATGAATATCGCGACAAATCCTTGGTCCTTTACAAGCGCCGATGTACCAGCTTCTTCAACAGCCGCGGCAAGCCCTAGTGGGATGATTCAACAGGGTGCCGCGGTTGGGGAGAAGGCTTTAGCTGCTGTTCTTCTTACAACTACAGGAGCGCATGGTCTTTCTGTTGGGCAGTTTATTACTTATATCGGAGATACGAATGGCCGCTTTAACGGCTGGTATAAAGTAATCGCTGTTCCAAGCGGAACGACCGCGCTTCTTGCGAGTCTTTCTCAACCGAACAATGGTGGGCCCATTAGTGTCGTTACTGCTGCCAGTGGTGGTGGAACGATTCTCGTTAATCAGGTGCAGCAAACCGTTCGTGCCGAGGATATTTCCGTTCTCGCAACGACAGCCGCACCTGGAGCTACTAACCTGTCGATTCTTGATAGAAATGGTAACGTTGTATGGACCTTCATCGGCGTAGCCACTCCTGAAGGCTTTGCTGCTCAGAATCGTGGCAAAGTTATGTGGGTTGATGGTTTGACTCTTCAATCAATCCCAGTAAACTGTACTGTTTTGGTGACTGTGAACTAAAATGGGTAAGGATCTTTCAGAACTCACTTCCTATTTCCGTCCATTAGCAGAGCAGCTAATTGCGCGCTGCTCTGCTGCGGGCGTGCCCGTTCGTATTATAGACACAGGCAGGACGGAACAAGAGCAAGTAGCCAAGATTTCTCAAGGAGTTTCTTGGGTAGCTCGGTCGAAGCATGAACCACAGCCGCCCGAGAATCTTAGCGAGGCGATTGACATTGTGCCACTTACGATTCTCTCAGAAAACAAGCTCGATTGGGACCCTTCTAATCCCGAATGGCAGACGATAGGGCAGATTGGCAAAGCAATGGGCCTTCGTTGGGGTGGGGATTGGCCGAAAAAGGATATGGGACATTTTGAATACGTTCATGGAGCGAAGAATCCTCCAATGGTGATGACAACGTAATGTCGTTCTTGATTCTATCTGAGGGTGGCGATGGTCTCGGCATAGCAGTTCGTCTTCTTGCCGAAGGCCACAAAACCACTATGTGGATTCGTGACTCTCAAGCGGATAAAAGAGGCGTTAACATCGTCGAAAAGGACGTTGCTCCTATTGGAGGCGAATATGTCACCATGCTTGCCGATTGCACAGGGTCCGGAGTTGTCCTCGACGCTTACAAAGCCTCTGGAGGATTTGTCTATGGCGGAAGTCAATTTCATGATGAACTGGAAGGTAATCGTGAATTTGCCACTGAGATATTCGACAAATGTGGTATCCAACAACCAGAATCACAAAAATTCACCGATTGGGAAAGCGCCGTTGAATTTATAAAAGAATACCCCGAACGCTTGGTTTTCAAGCCCGAAGGGAGACATAGTGGCAACATCCCCAGCTACGTTAGTCGAAGCAGTGCCGATTTGCTTAATATGTTGGATGTGTTTAAAAAGGCTATCGGAGATGTCGAGGTTGAGTTTGTTCTTCAGGAGTTTATTAAGGGTACTTGCATCTCATCCGAAGCGTGGTTCTGTAAAGGCAGGCTCTTATCCCCTACGAATCACACGCTCGAAAGAAAACAACTCATGGTTGGTGATTTGGGACCATCCGGAGGGTGTTCGGGCAATATCGTCTGGGTCTGCTCCGAAGGAAATTGTCCGCTTTGTGAAGGACTTCGAAGATTGGAAAAGGTCTTCAAAGAACACGAATACACCGGACCAATCGACATCAACTCCGTCGTATCATCAGACGGGGAAATATACGCATTAGAATTCACGCCGAGGTTCGGATATGATGCCTTCCCGACATTTCTGTACGGGCTTTTTGAGGGCGACTTTGGAGCCTTCATCGCAGAAAACTGTCGGGGTTTTGATGGAGAACTCCCGGTCAAAAATGGCTTCGCTGCGGGCGTTAGGATTTCCACTCCACCATTCCCTACCGAGAAATTTCACTCCGAGGGAGGAAAAGAAATTGGTGGATTATCTGAATCTAACCTCAACAGATTCTACCCTTACGAAGTGGATTTTCAAGAGAATACGTATGCAACATCCGCCGGGTATGGAGTTATCGGAGTTGCGATTGGTTTCTCCACCGAAGGGATAGAGGAAGCGTTTGAGGACGCTTATGATTTTTGTAAGAAAATTCATATTCCCGACATGCAATATCGAACGGATTTGGGCGAAGTTTTTAAAAGCGATTTGACCAAGATTCGCCGCAGCTTAGGAGTATTAGTCTAATGCCCTTTCCACCAACATTTACGAACGCATGGGACACAACGTTTCCGCCTGATACACAGCTGGCGAATTTACTTGGCCAAGACCTTCGTAACGTCCGTACGGATGTGATGCAGCGTTTGTCGCTTTTAAGTGGTACACTTGCGAATAGGCCTACGCCTGAAACTGTAAACGCTTCATGGGGTGGTTCAGGTTATGGTCTTACCTATTTCGCAACAGACACACTTCAACTATTTCAATGGAACGGTGCAGCCTGGATTCAACTAACACAAAGTATCCCGACGCTCGGAGGCGTATTCATTTCTCCAACTGGCGCACTTACTGTGCCAGTTTGGCTCGCCCCATTCGCATGTACTGTTACAGCAGTTAAAGGTTTTCGAATCGGTGGTACCGGAGCAACTGTTAATGCTCAAAAGAACGGTGCATCTAATCATCTCGCATCTGATTTGAGCTTAACCGTTGTTTCTACTTGGACAGACGGAGGAGCCGTTCAAAATACTGCATACGCGGTGAATGATTATCTTTCCGTGATGCTTACGGGTATAACAGGTAACCCGTCACAAGTGAACGTACAGGTGAATTTCTCAAGATAATGCCTAACATATTACAAGGCCCGAATCCG